CGTAATGTCAGAGTCAATAATGTTTACGTTAGCTAAGGGGACCCGCACACTATTTGCGGAATCCTGTTCCATTGGAGGTAAGTCCTCCAGCCTGCGAACATCGTTGATTGTCAAGAATCCTGACTGGAGCCCTGTCGAATACGAGGCAGTACGGGTTTGGAGGTCGGAGCGAACCAGACCATCCATATTGAACTTGACGTATGCGTTCTCCCCACGAGGCAAGCGGTCAAGCAATGTGCTGAACGCGCTTTCAATCTTGGTCACAATGGGTCGCAAGCCGTGGGTTATCCAAGCAAGGTTGTTCTGCTCAACGCTGGCGTAGCTCGTCGTCCCGGGAATCCCCAGCAAATGCGGGGGCACATTGAAGGCGCGAGCGATATCCTCTACCGCCATCCTGCGAGCATCTATAGCCTGCGACTGCCCGGGGTCCACCTGCGTTGCCTTGAACGTAGCTCCACCGGACAGCACACCAGTTTTGTGACCTCTGCGCCATCCCCGGTGACGGGAATCGAAACCTTCAGCAAGATTTTTGGCTTGCTCTGCGGTCAGGTTGCCGGGGAACTCAATAATTCCATTTAGGTTGGTCCCATTTCCAAAGAATGTTGCAGCGAACTTTTCAAGAGCCATCGCCAGACCAAAGTTTTCCTTGAGAGCTTTGACCCTTGACACGCCACGGAGCACCCCAGGGCGTACTACGTCAGGAATCCAAAGAATCTGCTCTGATGAGAGGTTTCGCTTTTCACCCTCAACTTGGAACTGGACCCTCCCAATCCCACTACGCTTGATTTCTACCGTCAAGGGGTTTAGGACCGTCAAATTTACAATCTTGCCCTGCTTGTTACTGAACACACGGACAAACGCATTACCGTCAAGGAGCAAACTGACAATTAGTGAATTGTAAAACGCTTCACGGGGCAGGTCTACGTCTGGCTTCTTTACCCAATCCGGCTTTGGCTCAAAGATTTGCCTTTTGTCATCCACCCGGATGTAACACCCCATCGGCAAAGTGGAGATGGTGTCAGCAATAAGACTGACTGCCGAGAATACGGCATTGACTTGAAATACTGTTTCGTCATTGATATTTGTGGCAGACAAAGTGCCGATAGCAATGTCATCGCCTGACTCAAAAATACTTTGGTAGCTTATTGCTCTCTGCTCGAACAATCGCTCAAATACCATTACTTGCTAACCGCCACTCCGATGAGGATGGCGAATATGCCACCTATGATGAGTCCAGCCGGGATGGAGAGCAGGCTTACGCCACCTGTAATCGCCAGGGCTCCGGCTAGCTGTAGAATAGTAGACATTATCACCTAACTGAAAAATTCAGGAACTAGTAATTCCATTCTACCGGCAGTTGCCCTATCTACCGCAATAACCGCCGCAACAGCTGAGTCAATCTTTCGCGGGCTGTCACGCTTGTCTTTTACAATACGCGGTCCAACTGAGTCAATCTTGACAACCGCATTGTCCAAATGCCTTGCGAGAGTAGGGTCCCCATCGTGGATGAGCCTGTTTTCAATGACCGCATCAAAAAACTTGGTACAAGCAGGGACCATACGCCGGGCACTCGTGGACGGGTATTCCACAATCGGTAGACCGTAATCCTCTAGCACCTGCATTGTTCTGGTCCAGCGATACGGGTCGCAAGCAATTTCCCGCACGTTGCGGTGCTCTTTACAGAAGTCAATAATGGTTTGCTCAACCTCACGAACATCAACCCGCCAATCCTCACCGTGAATCTCCAAATCCTTCTCCCACGCCTTCACCATAAAAACACGGATGGGGTCATCCTCATTTTCCGGGATAACACAACCAACTATCACTGTCGCATCCCCGCTGAACGAGCCATCAAAGCCAAGAATTATTTGGTCGTCAGGTTTCACGTGAAACTTTTGCTCGCATTTATCCCAAGCTCCGGTAGGAAGCCAAGCCAACTGGCTCGAAACCCACTGGTTACAACGCTTGGTCCTGAACTCAGACTCAGGGGTACGGCGAACTGAAGAATGAAAGTCGCTTGGCGCGTTCAGGTCAGCATAGCCAGGGTTTGCTTGCCTCCAAGTTTCCTCATTCCTGTGGTCCCCGTCATTCTCCCACCAAGCCATAAAGAATGTCGGGTCATCTACTTCCCCGCTGGCGATTGACTTGCCGTAATTGTATAAGTCGTAGGCGATAGAGTCCCTACCCGTGCTATCAGCTTTCACCCCGGCAGTTGTAATCGCAAGCATTGTCGCCATACTGCCTCGGGCACCCATAGCAAGCGACATAACATCAAAAAGGTCACGGTTAGGTTGCGCGTGAAGCTCGTCAAACATCACAAAGGTAGGGTTCAAGCCCTCCTTGGAGTATGCCTCAGCCGACAGAACCGTATATGAGCTGTTACCGGCTGGGTAATAAATGGCGTTACGGTAGACCTTCATCATTTTGGATAGCTCCTCAGACTCAGCCACAATCCTTGCCGCATCCTTGAACACGATACGAGCCTGACCCGTCTCTGCCGCGACAGAATACACCTCACCGCCCTCCGGTCCCGATAGGAGAGAATACAGCGCCAGAACCGAACCCAGAGCCGATTTGCCATTCTTGCGGGGCATTCCGACGTAGTTGATTCTGTGACGTAGCTGGTCTGTTTCATCGTGAGCGAAAATATGCGTAATCAGGTCTTTTTGCCAGTCCCGCAACCGCAATTGGGTACCCGACTTGCCTGCGACAGAATCTTTGGTGATAATTCCGTACTGTTCGGCAAACTCAATGGCTATATGTCCCTCCCCATGGGTCAAATGCTTTTCAGGTACCGGGGTTAGCCACTTGGGCTCATGGTTTGTGAAGTTCATTGCGTTTCCTGAGTATTTCCTCAATCTTGGATGCCTTCTTGACCTCGGCAACACCAAGTCTGGTCCTGTCACTCGGCGTAAAGCCTAGTAGCGACAGATTTCGCACAATCTGGTTGGAAACTGAGTCTAGCCGCCTAGCCATACCCATATCATCCGAACTCATTACTTTGATTCTCAGATTCCAGCGCTCATCCACAAGCTCACAGGTCATAAGCAAAATTTCCATGTCAGTAATTGGGGATATCCATTGGATTCCTGCTCCCCAAACCTCATCCCACAATCTGCGACCCGGTTTCAGCAAAGGGCGCGGTGGCTCAGGGATTTCTGAAGCCTGCGGGAGTAGCTCAATAGCCATAGGGTCCGGCAACTTGCGCTTACCGGGGTTCCCCGTCTTACGCTTTATCTCCACCGGGGTTGGTGGTCTGCCTCTTTGCGTCATATTCTTGGCTCTCTTGCGTAGGTCTTGGCTTTCAGCCTAATGCTTGCGATGCCTCCCGCCTTGTATTTCACCGAAGCCAGGTCAGGATACCTCCCTGCCACCTCATATATGGCTGAAGTATTTTCAGCCTGACGGTCCTCCACCTCTGCCGTCATCCCTCCAGGGGCAAAAAACTTGGTAATCGGGGTAATCCACTCAAGCCTGACAACCGAGCCATTCATCAAGAATGAACGTAGCGTGGTTTCAAAGTCCTCAGCTGAACTATTGTCCGTAGGTCTGTCCGACCCCGTGACCGCCCCATCACCGGCATAGTTGCCGTGAAATATCCCGCACATTAGGCGTAACCCAACCGTGACCTCATCCTTCAGGTAGAAACCATTGTTGGCAGGGTTCACTCCCCACATTTTGGCGCGATACTTTTTAGCCAGCCTGAAACCATCCTCAACCAGACCATCGAACTCACCCGTATATTCAGCCAGAGCGCTCCCATCCTTCACCTTCAGGTCCCGGATATCATCATCCAAGTTTAGCAACGGGGTCCCCTCGTCATAATACGAGTGATAAAACTGGCGAGCCCTCAACAACCCAGGGACCGCCTTCACAATCTCATACTCTTTGGGAAGCACCCTGCGGTAATCCCGGTACTCCTCATCATTAGCCACGAACACCGTAACCAGTTTGGAGCTTGCTCCATACTTAGCGAGCATGGCGAGCGTAGCGATTTTTAGCAGTTCTGGGCGTTTGTAGCTAGGGATAGCTACCTGATACTCCACGGCTATCCCTGCTTCAGGAATTCACGCTCGATAACACCCCTGGGGATACTAGTATTACCTCTCCTGACATACTTCAAAGCTTGCTGTTTACCGTTACCCAAGAATCCATTCTTTTTGTCCATCCAGACCACCTCCACTAGTCCAGGATATCTTTGGGCGATGATTTCCCTTGCCGCTACGTTTGTCATCTCTCTGGCTATGACCGCTTCCTGCTCTGTGCGAACATACCCGGCGTCCACTACCTCGCTCCGTATGCCTCCTGGGGATATGTCGCGGAGTTCAAGGCTAAAGTATTGAAGTCTTGCGACCTTCCCGTATTTTATGACCGCCTGACAACTGGTTTCACTATCTTCTTCTGCCGACTCCTCGTAAGTGCGCCTTGCCCCGATGAAAATATCATCCCCGGCATATACTCCTTGGAACCCTCCACATACGAGCATATTGCCGACTGAAGCGTGGTTGCTCATGTAGAAACCGTTTTGGGCAAAAGATACTCCCCATAGTTTGGTCCCAAGCGATTCCGCCACCCCGTATCCCTGCCTGGCAATATTTTCCAGGGTCCCCGTATATCTGATTGCGTGTTTCCCGGCTTTCGTATCTGGTCTGTCTACTAGCTCCCAGAAACCCCATATGTCATCATCTATTTGTATGAGTCGCTCGCCCTCAAGACCTTGCTTGACGTAATACCTGTGCGCCATCTGTCGGCACCTGAACTGTCCAGGGCTTGTCACCACAATCCGGTAGTTACCTTTGCCTAGTACGCCCTCGTAGTCATTTTTTTGGGCTTCAGAGGGCACAAACACCGTAACCTGTTCGTTATCTACGCCAGCCCGCTCCAAAGTCGCCAAAGTTGCCTTTTTGAGGGTCTCAGCTCTCGCGTAGGTACATATAGCTACCTGGAAGCTAAAGTTACTCACGGTAAAAGTCCCTCCATTTGATATTTTTGAACATATTGAGGTTGATGCCCACTTCCTCGAACTTCAGGAATGGGTATTTTTGGTTCAAGTACCTGGCTGTAGCCATTGTGCTGTCATCTGTCCGGTGCCCCTCGTATCCGCCAGAGTAGCTTTTGTCCTTGCCCCCATCGAAGTGAGGTCTATGAAAGTGGAACTCAGCGTTGAACTTGCGTAGTTTGACGAGCCCGCCATAGTAAAGATGGTGCTGAACAACCATGTCCAGGTCCTCAGTATCGTTCATTTGTTCGTCATATCGAGCTTGATTGGGCTTGTGAACCATTAGCACCCCCGCGCCGTTGCCCCAACCCCCAGAGTCAGGTCTAGACCAGCGCATATTGAACATATGGGCGTTGATAGCCAAAAACTTGTTGGATGCTTCCAGCTCTGTGACCATTTCTTTGATTACATAGGGCAGAGGCACATCTACAACGATGAACTTGTCCTCTTGGCTCCAATCCCTCATCTGAGCTTTCAAGAAGTCGTCATCCATAAGTACAACTATTCGCCCTTCAGCGAATCCGTCATCAAGTGCGGCGTTTTGCTGTTTGGGCTTCATCGGTAGAGTGCCTTCCACAGCCCGGACCCTAGCACCGGCAAGTTCGTATTCTTCTGCTTGAGCCGCTGGGACATACCAAGTAGGAATAAGCGGGCTGAGCGCTTCAAGCATTCTGTCTACTTGTCCAACGCGCCCAGCAGATTGGATAGTAATAAGAGGCATCAAGCTCATAGCCCTACCCTAGCGAAACTCTGCCAGCTAATCTTGTCGAAGATTGACTCATTGACAGGCATATCCTCGAACTCCAAAATTGGGTATTTTTCTGAAAGGTAGCGTACAGTATCGCTTACCCCACCGCCATTGCGGTAATTGGCGTAGCCACCAGAGTAGTTCCTGGATTTACCGGGCTTATATTCGTCAAACTCCACCACATATTTCCGTAGCAGAACAACTCCCCCGTAGCTGAGGTGGTGCTGGATAACGTAGTCTAGGTCCTCGACTTGTTTCAGGTTTTCGTCATACCTCAAAGGTCCGGGCTTGTGAGCGTGAAGGGCACCCATCCCCATCCCGTACTTCGCTGGCTTCATTGGTCCATTTCGCAGTTGCCATCCGTCTGTGGAGCAAAGCGCCATCTGTAAGGCTGATTTTTCTAGCTCATAATAAAGGTCACGAACAATATCTGGGAGCTCTACCCTTGGTCCCTCTTTGGCTATTCTGGCTCCAACAAAGTCATCGTCCATGGTGATGACATATCTGCCCTCGGCAAACCCATCTTCTAGAGCCGCATTTAGTTGCTTGGGCTTCATCGGAAGAATCCCCTCAACCGACCTAACCTTTGCCCCTGCCCTTTCGTAGGCTTCAGCCTGAACAGCAGGAACATACCAGATAGGAATTATCGGTGCCAAGAATTGGAGCATCTTGTCCACCTGCCCGATACGGTCAGCAGATTGAATTGTCACTAGAGGCACATAGGTCATGAGCCTATCCTTGCGTTTTTGACGCAACCTTCTCAGCAATGACGTGCTCCCTTGCCGACCTGCGAGCTTTTGCCTGTCCCATTTCTACCGCATAAGTGTGACAATCCTTCATCCCCTTTTTGGCGTAGAACACTATTGAGTAACGGTAGCCGTCTTTGGTCCTGGGGTTCATCGGCGTAACCCCGTGAACATAACGGTACCCGTTGAACCAGAGAGCCCACCCGTCACGACAGTTGATAGTAATGTCGTATTCCGGCATATGTAGGTGCCCGCCTTCCATGCCCCTACGAATGACCGGCATAGCCGACCAGGTATCAAAGTTCGAGCCATCCCGGTGATAAGGCAAACTACTCGACTGGTTGATTACGCCAGAAGTCCAGAGAGAATCCTCAGTCATACGCCATTCGGGTAAAACCACGTCTACCTTTTGCCGGTCTTGTTCGTGAACCTCTGGGAGAGCATCGCGTAGATAGTCACCTAACGCCGTAGCCTGGGCGCTCAGCTCCATCTGTAGCTTTGGCGATTCCCAAGCCAACCCAGCCGGGGAGCAACCCTCACGGCGCAGGACAACTGACCGGTTCGTCATCCCAAATATCTTGGAAACATTCCGCATCCCTGCCGCCCGCAAAGTCGTAGTCCAATTTACGCTTGGAATCTGATTCCGCATGATTGAGGTGGACCTTGGGCTTGGAGCGTAGACCAGGATTGCTTCCCCTGTCTGCTCGTCACGATAAATGCCCGCCTCATTGACATTAGGCACTTTATCCACAACCGTATCCCCAACCACCTTTTCGGCTTCAGGGACCGTCAACGCCCGGGATAGGTAAAACTCAGGTAGAAGTGGAGTTGAGATTTTTGAGGGCATCGTTCACCAGCTTTTCTACGACCTCAGCATGGTCGTCTAATCCGATATGATTCTGGAGCTGAGTCAGCCCCTCTACTATTTTGCCATACAGGTCATTCTGATAGTAGAGAATGACCGCCCTGGTAGCCTTCTGGGAATACCTCTCCAAAAACTCTTGGTATGTTTTGTCCTGCTCAACTGCGAGGTCCGGGTTCCCATCATTTTTTGTCAATCGAGCCTTGCCGGTATCTGGGTCAATAACGGCATCTGCGGTTGTGGTCTGCTCCTCCAGGAGGGCCCGGTAGTCCTCAACGTCAATTTCCTGGAACCCTATAGCGCTGAAGTCACCTGAGTCAATGGTTTCAAAAGCGGCAACCAGTTCCTCTACGTTCCATTCACCCAGCTGTCCGATACGGTTATCGGCAATCGAGTAAGCGGTGCGGGTTTCCGCATCATCATCAACGATGACTACAGCCATGGAGGTCCAGCCCAAACGCTTTGCCGCCTCATACTGGTGGTTCCCGGCAACAATTTCCATGGTGCCTTTTTGGACCACGATGGGCTTGCGCTGTCCGAAGCGCTCATACGACTTCATGATGGCTTCTACGTCACCCCTTCGGGGGTTCGCCTTAGCAGGCTTGAGGGTGTTCAGAGGGCGCAGGAGCCCTTGTAAGCCTTCAGCAACGTTCATCGGTCTATATATCCCTTCCAGGGTGTTGGAGCCCCCAGCGGGCTCACATCAATACCTGGAGCCTATCCCAAAACTCCGAATTTCGCGGGAATTTCTTCCCGCCTAGGCTGTGGGGTTG